TGGCGGGCGCTGCCGACCGCGCGGCCTCCGGCCCCTGCGTCACCGGCTTCCAAGCTTTCTCGTCCGGCGTGACAACGTGGTCGAGCCGGTTCTTGGCCTTGTAGCCATTCTGCGGCGGCTCGACGCCGATGCGCGCGATGAAGTTCAGGCCGTTGAGGTCGCCGTACGACTGGATGCAACGTGCCTGCTTGGCGGTGTCGCTCTTGTCGTCCGGCCGAATGCCGCGCGCGGATTCCAAGATGGCGCGTAGCTTGCTCTCGGAAATCTTAGCCGCTTCGGCGTGGCCTTGGGTGGTGCCATCGACCGTGAATAGCATCCAAAACTTGCGCTTGGCGAACGGTCCGTCGAGCACGACGAACTCGCAGTCGAGCGCTTCACTGTTGCCGTCCTTACTGCGGCGAAGCCAGCCGCCCGTGCCGACACTGCCAGGACGGACGCTCATGCGGACGGTGGCGATCGTGCCATCCGGGATCACATCGAAGTTGCGTTGCGTCTCTGCGCCGTTGAAGTCAAGGGTAGTCATTTTCTGAGTCTCCTATTCAGCTGCGGTTTGGATGAGCGATTGCACGGGTGGTGAAATGGTGAATGGCTTCCGGTTGCCGGGGCCGATCAGCTTCGTGATCAGCTTGCCGAGGTGCGGCTCCTCGATCTGCTCGAGGCGGCCAGCGCGATCCTTGGCGGGGTAGCACCACGGGTTCGGCGCCGTGCACACGAACGCGCGGGTTGTCACGCCGTCTCCGAAGTCGACCCAATTCATGGTGAGGATTTGGTCGACGATGCCGGGCAGTTCGCGGCCGGTGCGCGCGCCTTCCATCTGTGGCTGCCAGGTCGCGACGTTGAACTCGTCGGTGACCTTCTCCAAGATCGCGACGAAGATCACATTCTTGCCGCGCGCATGCTGCAGGTGCTGCAGCCAGGCAATCATCTCGCGCGCGTGCAGCCCGTAGGCGCCGCGCACGTCTTTCTTACCGGTGCGCTCCGAGAACGCTTCCGGCTGCTGCTCGGCCCACCGGAACGACAACCGCGACACGGCCGTGATTGAATCCACGAAGATGGTATCGTAGCGATCGATCTGGTCGAGCGCGCCGCCGACCGCCTGGTAGTGTGCCTCGGAGTAGCAGGCGTTCGCCGGGAAGGACGGATTAGGTCCACCAATACGGCAGGCGAGATCGCGCGCGGTCCCCCAGTCGTCCAACCTGAACGTATCGACCGGCACATCCTGCACGCTGAGGTCGCCGGCCTCGATATCCACGAACAGCACGCGGGCGGGATCGAGCGTGCGCAGCAGGGATGTCTTGCCGACACCGACGGGGCCGACGATCAGAGCTTTCACGCCGCGGGCTTCGGCCAGGCGTTCGGTTGCGCCGATGATTTTCATGCGGTCCTCAGTTCAGGGCCGCGTGGACTTGCGATGAGGCGAGTTGGCGGGTTATGCAGGAATGTCAACCAGACATCACACACAAATCCCTACGACCCGCCGCAAGTCCCCCGCGGCCGGGTCGTGGTTATGGGGCGACGGCGGCAGGCGCGTGCTGCGGTTTGCGCGACGGGTGACGATCCCGATTGGCGATCGGCGCGCGCAAAGTTTTCTCGGAGCGGTCGGACCGGCTGGCGCGTATCCGCTCGCTGATCCACCCCTCAACCTCACTCTGCAGCCAGCCAACTGCCTTGGCACCGAGCGCAACGGGGGCGGGAAAGCTTCCATCCCGTATCATTGCGTATATCGTGGAGCGAGAGAGCCCGGTCCGCACCTCCACCTGTTTGCGCCGTAGAATTCTCAGAATGTGTTCGTCGTGCTCGGCCATGATTCACTCCTGATAGAGCGTCCCGGAACACCCCGGAACGTCATCGCAAATCTGTCCGAGAAGCCATCGATCGAGGCCGAATTCGGTTTCGCTCAAACCGAATTCGGTTTGTGTTCACTAAATCGGTTAGCACTGATCGCTGGCAGGTTGCCATTCCACTTCCGCGGCGGCTTCCTTAAGCCATTTGCGAACGGTATCGTCTGTGACCGATATGCCCCGTTGGGCCAGATCATTTACAATTTCTGTGACGATCCCGCTGCGCTCCGCTTTGGGATCGTATCCATATCCACCAAGCGCCATCCCCAAAATCAATTTGTGCGCCGTCTGACGCTCCCGGGTCCTTAGCTCCGGAACTTCCCGCTTGTCATGTCGCTGGGTTGGCGTCCGCTGGCTTTCTGCCAGGAACGCAAATTCGTCCGGAATTTTCCATTCAACCGAAATCGCCCATGCCGCAAATTCGCTACGACTAACCATGCACTCTTCAGGATGGTCCGCAGCTGGGCCCCTCGCCTTAAGTGTTCCGTGCAGGTTGCGAGTAGCGACAAAAAGCCGGCTGCGAAATTCTTCCCACTCGCCGGCGTAGAGTTGACCTTGGATCAAGGCATATGCGTTCGCTTCGAACTGCTTTGGCTCGACGTCCAGGGACAGAGCGACGCCTTCCCAAAGTCTTACCTGCGGTACATGCCTCCACTTCGGCCAATTCGGTCGATTATCCATGGGCGTCCCTTAACGCTCGCCCTTGCGTTGGAGCCGCGCCAGCCGGGCAAGGGAACCCGGTTTTCGCCCCGTCGGGCTAGGCGCGGCGACTCAACCCGCTCGATGAAGCGGGATTGCCTCTGCTCCACTGCGAAGTTCATCCAAATAGTCAGCCCACTGCTGCATCATCGCCCTGCGTTCGGGGAGATGACTCGTGCGGTTATAGGCCCGACCCAACGGATCGCGAACGGCGTGAGCCAGTTGATGTTCAATCAAGTCCGGTCGTACGCCAAGAACTTCGTCCAGCACGGTGCGCGCAAGGGCTCTGAAACCATGTCCGGTCATCTGGTCCTTTGGGATACCCATGCGTCGGAGTGCCGCCAGAATCGCATTGTTGCTCATAGGGCGTTTCGACGTCCGCGCACACGGGAAGACGTAGCGCCCGCCGCCGGTCAGAGGATGCAGCTCTCTAAGGATCTCCACGGCTTGCGTTGACAATGGCACCAGATGTGCCCTCCGCATCTTCATCTTCTCTGCCGGAATGGTCCACTCCGCCTCGTTGAAGGCAATTTCTGACCATTCCGCCCCTCTCAACTCGCCCGGACGAACGAACACGAGCGGAGCAAGCCGAAGCGCCGATTTAGTGACAAGCTGACCTTGATAACCGTCGATAGCACGAAGCAGTGCGCCAATGGCCCGTGGCTCGGTCAACGCTGCAAGGTGGACGGGCCGCACGGGCGTAAGCGCACCCCGCAAATCGCCCGAAGGATCACGTTGGGCGCGCCCCGTTGCTATAGCATAACGGAACACTTGCCCACAGATCTGCCGGATACGATGAGCCGTTTCCGCAGCTCCTCTACTCTCGATTCGGCGCAACACGGCCAACAGTTCAGGCGCTGCGATGTCGGCGATTGGACGTGCGCCAATCCACGGGAAAATATCCCGTTCTAACCTTCGCAGGTTCTTCTCTCCATGTGATTCCGCCCATTGCGGCGCGAACTTCGCAATCCATTCGCGAGCTACGGCCTCGAAACTGTTCGCTGATCGTTCAGCGGTTGCTCTTTTGACTGCTTTTCGGTGATGGCTCGGATCAATTCCGTTGGCGAGCAACTGCCGCGACTTGTCGCGCCGGTCGCGCGCTCCCTCGATCCATTGACCGGTTCTCTTATCCTTGCGTCCTGCCAACGGAACGGCTGGGTAGACGCCGAGCGAAAGACGCTTCTCCTTGCCGCCGAACCGATACTTAAACCGCCACCACCGTCCGCCGCTCGGCGAAATTTCAAGATAGAGCCCGCCGCTATCAAATAGACGTATCGGCTTCGGTCCGGGCTTCGCGGCACGGATCTTGGCGTCAGTGAGCGGCATGGGGGCAACCTTTAGATCGACCGCACAATATTCCCCAATGTTGCCCCCAGAGCCCATCGGAATGCAACAACACTTCTTGGCCTCAGGTGGAATAAGAAATGCTTATTCTGCAGGCTTTCTCAGCGTGTACTGGAATTGGTTGGAACGCATCGGAAGCGAGTTTGGTGGGCCCGGGAGGACTCGAACCTCCAACCAGACCGTTATGAGCGGTCGGCTCTAACCATTGAGCTACGGGCCC